AAGTTTTAGCGACCGTGGAAAACCCTGAAGATATATTCCACGAATTTTAACATAGATAAGGAGAAACTATGCCAGAAACAGACGAAAACAAAACAATTGACATCGACACTTCAGGTCCTGAAGTCGAAGTTAAATTGCCAGAAGAAAAAACAAAAGAAGAGGACAAAACATATGAAAGTAGTGAAGACAATATTATCACCAGTGATTCATCTGAGGAATCTAGTCAGCAGTCTGATGTTCGAGTGGAAGAGAACAAGACTCAACAAAGAGCTGTGGAAAAAGGGAGTGATAAACAACAAGATAACCGTCAAGAAGTTGAAGAGTATTCTGAAGGAGTCAAAAAGCGAATAGCTAAACTCACGAAGAAAATGCGTGAAGCCGAAAGGCAACGTGACGAAGCAATATCTTTTGCGGAAAGAACTAAAAAAGAAAGAGATGAGTTTAAAACTCAATCTATATCTTTAGATAAAAATTATGCAACAGAGATGGAAGGAAGGATCGCATCCTCTCTTGCTGCAGCTCAAGCTAAATTAGCGGCTGCTAGAGAATCACAAGATTCAAAAGCAGAAGTAGAAGCTTTGACAGCTATTTCACAACTTGGTTATGAACAAGGTAAATTAGCTGAATTAAAAACTGCTCAACAAATGCAAGAGACTGCTGCTAAAGAAAAACCTGCAGTTCCAACTCAACCAAAAAGACCATCCGCTCCAGATCCTAAAGCAGAAGCTTGGGCTGAGAAAAATGAATGGTTTGGTAAAGATAACGCCATGACGTATACTGCGTTTGATTTACATAGAAAACTTACAGAAGAAGAGGGATTTGATCCCAAATCAGACGATTACTATGAGGAGATAGACAAGAGAATAAGACTTGAATTTCCACATAAGTTTGATACAACTGTAGAAAAACAGACTAGTAAACCTACACAAAACGTTGCCTCTGCAACGCGTAGTTCAAAGACTGGTCGCAAAAGTGTGAGACTCACATCTTCTCAAGTAGCAATTGCTAAAAAATTAGGTGTGCCATTAGAAGAGTATGCGAAACAACTTATGAACACGAAGGAGGTATAGGCATATGGAAAACAAGAAACCAACTCGTGCGAGTCAAACTAAGCAAAGTGATACAACTAAAGTTCAATCACAAGCTAAAATAGTCAAGCCAAAAGCAAGACCAAAAGTTTGGGCTCCACCATCGTACTTAGATACGCCCAACGCGCCGGAAGGATTCAGACACAGATGGGTCAGGGCAGAAATCCTAGGGTTCGTCGACACGAAAAACATACAAGGACGCTTAAGGTCTGGTTATGAATTAGTAAGAGCCGATGAATATCCTGATGAGGACTTCCCAGTAGTCACAGACGGCAAATACGCAGGGGTGATCGGGCACGGAGGCCTAGTGCTGACTAGGGTACCAGAAGAGATCGCGAGACAGCGTACTGACTATTACATGAGACAGGCGCAGGATCAAATGACGGCAATCGACAACGATCTACTGAAGGAACAGCATAAGAGTATGCCTATCGATGTAGACAGGCAATCTCGTACAACCTTCGGTGGCAAGAAAAGTTAATTTTTTAACAATTCAAACCCAGCGAAATAGTTAACCGTACTGGAGGCCCGCGAGGGCAGGTACACAAGGAGAAACAATATGGCTAACGCGTCAACTACTGGGTTCGGTTTTAGACCCATTAAAAAAGTCGGTCAGAACTACAACAATGCTGCACTCTCTGAGTACAACATTGCGGCTTCTTCTGCTTTAATTTCGCACGCAGCAATGGTGCAATTAACTGCGGATGGAGTAATACTTTCTTCAGGAAACACAGATACTAATAATCTGGGTGTACTGAATGGAGTGTTTTTTACTGACGCTACGACTAGTAAACCAACGTTTGCCAACTTTTTAGCTGCAAGTAATGCTGCAACTGATATTGTTGGTTTTGTAAACGATGATCCTATGCAGATGTATGAAGTTATGTCTGCTGATACAGCATTCAACGCAAATGAAGTTGGACACTGTGCAGACCAAGTGTTTGCAAATGGAACATCACCGTTGTTTATTTCGAGATCAAAAATCTCGGCTACAACAGCGAATACACAGGCTCAATTGTTCATCATGGGTGTTTCTAGAGATCCAGATCACTCTGACACAACTGCTGAGGGCTTTGCTCTTAGAGTTCAAATCAGAGAACACATCTTGGTCGGAAACAACACTCAGAGAGCAGGGATATAAGGAGGAATAACTATGGCTATATCACGAAATCAACTAGTTAAAGAACTAGAGCCAGGTTTGAATGCTTTATTTGGCCTGGAATATAAACAGTATGAGCAGGAACACACTGCAATATATACTACTGAGTCATCTGACAGAGCTTTTGAAGAAGAAGTAATGTTATCAGGTTTTGCTCAAGCATCAGTTAAACCAGAAGGTTCAGCTGTTAAGTTTGATCAAGCTCAAGAGACTTTCACAGCAAGATACACTAACGAGACAGTTGCTCTCGCTTTTGCTATCACTGAGGAAGCTATTGAAGACAACTTGTATGACAGACTTGCTTCTAGATACACAAAAGCTTTAGCAAGATCTATGGCTCAAACAAAACAAGTTAAAGCAGCGGCACCATTAAACAATGGTCTACCTGGAGGAACATTCAATTCAGGTGACGGTGTAACGCTATTTAACACAGCGCACCCAACTGTTGCTGGAACTTTCAGCAATACATTGGCAGTAGCGGCAGACTTAAACGAAACTTCATTAGAGCAATCAATGATTGACATTGCAGCGCTAACTGATGAAAGAGGTTTAAAAATTGCTGCGAAAGCGACTAGCATGATAGTACCATCTGCACTACAATTTACTGCCGACAGATTAATGAATTCTGCTGGTAGAGTTGGAACTGCTGATAACGATATCAATGCAATCAGAAACATGGGAATGATTCCTGGAGGATATTCAGTGAACCACTTCTTAACTGATACTGATGCGTTCTATCTAATCACAGACGTGCCAAATGGTATGAAACATTTCGAAAGAGCTCC